TTTAATTGGTCGGAATTAAGGCGGCCGTCTTCCGGCAATTCCATCGTTATTGACGCGAGCTTTCCTTCAAGCTCGGCGATTTCGGGCGTCGGGCCGTTTTCGTTGTCAAAGGATTTTTTCTTCGCAATCAAAATCGTGGCCTTTAGCTGCGCAATGTTTTCGTTTGAAAATATTTTTTGAATCGCCGATATGAGCGTGGACTTTCCCGTTCCGCCCGGCCCGGTCATAAAGCAGGAATAGTTTTTTGAACAGTTGCGGCTTGGAATCAGCGACAAGTAATAAAGCAAAGTGTCTTTTGTGAGCGTCGGATTTTTTTTCAGCGTTTCTTCGCTGGGCTTGTTAAAGTCCAAGTCAAGAGCTTTAAGGAAAAACTCCGGCGGCATCGCCTGGCGTATTTGCTTGCAGGTGTAGGGGAGCGGAATCAAGCGGTATTCTTCCGGCAAGCCACAGCGGAATTTTATTTTGTCGCCGCTAAAGTCCAAAACGCCGTCCAAAAGCGTGAGCGTCTCTCGGACGGGGTGGCTGTCAAAAAGTATCGGCGCGGTTTTTTCGTCGTGGTAAAAATAGCCTTGCTTTTTGTTAAGGTCGTTTGAAAGTTTTTGCCGGAACGAGTTGGAGCCGATTGTTTTAATGCAGTCCAAGACGATTTTTTTATCGCGCGGATTTTTCCGCAAGTAGACAAGCAGCGCGTTTGTCAAAGCGGCGTGGGCTTCGGTTGCGATGCTTGGAACGCGAACCCAGTAATTGCCGTTAAAGACAAAGTTGGCTTCTTCGGTGTCGATGTAAAGCATATTGCCTTTTAAGGCTTTGGCCAAAACGTAGGCTGCGAAGGCGTTGTCGCAAAAGTGCAGGAACGATTGAAAGTCCTTTGAATCGGCCATTTTCTCATAGTCAATCGGAAGGATTGTCGGAATGGGGTCAATCATTCGCAAAAGCTCGGTGGCCGGGACTAATATTTCTTCCAAGCGCTTTAGAATGTAGTCGCTTACATTGTGGCGGGCGGCGATTGTGATTAAGGCGAAGGGCTTAACGCCGTCTTTGTTTTTCGCGGCCTCGCGGATTTGGCTTTGCGTGAATTCGCCGTTCGTCCAGTTTTCCAAGTCGGGCACTTCGGAAAGTTCCTTGCAGCCAAGCGCGGCGGCTTGGACAAAATCGGCGGCTTCTTCGTTGGTCAAGTCTTCGTATTTAATTTTTTTAAGGAACGAGCGGAAAAACTTTAGCGGAATGTCTTCCCATTCCGTGTAGAGCTTATCGAAGGGCATTCCGCTTGGGGTCGCTCCGTTTTGGACGTTGGCTGCGGCCCTTGACGGCATTTCATGCGGCGGGGCTTCGTAGTCTTTGGCGTTTTGGATCGCGGCCTTCACTAAGTCAAAGCGGCCGTTGCGAATTGCGTCGTCGGGGTCTTTGAATCCGCAATCGTCGGGCAGGACGGTGACTTTGATTTTTCCCTTGTAGCCCATTTTTATTAAGTTTTCGGGGACAGTCTCGCGGATATGGTCGGCGGCGGTTATCGGCATAAGGCCAAATTTCTTTTGGCTTCCGCCGTCTTTGTCCGCGTCGGCGAACAAAATAATTTCGGGAATGTTTTTGGGAATTATGTATTTTTGAATTCTTGCCTTGGTCAAGCCGCCTTTTCCGCCCATTGAATAGGCGTTGGCAATTCCGGCGGCTTGGCAAACAATCGCGTCGATTTCGCCTTCAAGCAAGACGACGGGCTTTTCCTGCGGCAATTCGCCAGGAATCGGAAAATATGACACGCCGGAGCGGGGATTGATTTTCTTTGATTCAATGCCGTCCATGAAAAGCAGCTTGAATCCTTCCGGCGACTTTGCCAAAACGCCCGGATGCCACCAGGCGATATTGCGCTGTTCAAGCGGCAGGGCTTCGTCGCGCTTGGCGTAGGGAACGCCAGCGGCAAAAAGCGCCGCTTTTCCTAGCGCGGCTTCGGCGGCTTGCTTGCCCGGATACCAATAAAAAAATGTTACGAGCCGCCGCAAGATGTCCTTGGGGTATTGGAATATTTGGCCGCTGGATTTGGCCTGCGCGCGCTGGGCAAAATAGCCCAAAATGTATTCGCTCGCCTTTGGCTGGCTTTTCAGCCATTCGGTGAATTTTTGGAGCGCGGCGGGGTCGGGCTTGAATTCCGGCTCTTGCGACTCTGTCGGTTTTGGCGGCGGCAAGTTTTGGAGCGACGAGCCAAGGCCCGCGCCAAAAATGCGGTCGATTTCCTCAAATTGCTTTTTTGGGCTTGTTTCGCCTGTAAAGAATTCGACGGCTTTGTAAATGTCGCCCGCCCGGCCGCAGCCAAAGCAATTAAAGGCGGGCGTTCCGTCGTCGCCTTTAAACACGCTAAAGGACGGCGTTGAATCCTCATGCCAGGGGCATTTTCCGACTTCGCCAAGGCGGACTTGAACGCCTTGCATATTGAAATAGTCGATGAGGCGGTCTTTATATTTGTCAAAGGGCAGCTTGCCCGTTCCGTAATTTCGCATTTTTTCTTCCAAGCGGGGAAGGGCTTTGCCTTATTGGAAAGCCCCCCCCCTGTAGTTTTTAATTTCCGGCTTGCATCAGCTCGCCGTCAAAGTATTTTTTCAGCAAGTGGACGGCGAAGGGAAAGTCCGCGTCCTTATGCTTTTTTAGCCTTGCAATTTCGGCGGGGCTGTAGCGAACGCCGTCCTTGCAAAAGAGCCAGCCGGAGTTTTTGTCGTAGGCGATTTCTTGCTTTAGCACTTCGCTCTTGATGTAAACCCAGTCGCCTTTCATTTTTTGCCGCCGTTAAAAACGCTGTCCAAAGAGCGGAAGACAACCCGGTTGTTTTCCGGCTCGTAAATTATGCTAGAAACATCCGCGATGTCGTTTCCGGCTTGGACACAGATTTTAGTTCCAAGCTCTAGGTCTTGGATGTAAACTTTTAACTGGCCTAAAGCCCCCATCATGTCTAGCCTATTGTTTGGCTTGACATAGATGTTAAAACGGCGCGGCTTTTTTTCGGCCTTTTTCTTTTTGGGCTTTTCTTCCACAATGTCCGGGGCCTCAATGTCGTCGTCGTTACTTACGTTAGTAGTGATTGGAACACGCAGGCGACCTTTGGCTTTGTTCATTATTTCGGTGGCCTCGCGGAACGTTCCGCCGCGCTTTGAAAGCTCTTTGATTTTGGCGGGCAAGTCTTTGGCCGGAATTGAGCGGAGCTGCGAAAGCGTTTTGGTCGCGATGCCGTCGGTGTCAATGTCGTTTTTGTCGGCGACTTCGCGGACTTTCGTTCCGGCAACAATATCGGAAACCCAGGCGATGGGCTTTGAAAGCTCGCGGGCGATGTCGCTTTGGGTGTAGCCTTCCGCAAGCATCGCTTTGACGGCTTCTTCCTTTTCGCGCGGCGTTATGTCTTGCCGCTGGATGTTTTCAATCATTTGCAGAACGATTTTCTTTCCAGGGCGGATACAACATTCGACCATGCTAAAGTCGTCGCCGTTTTCGCATAGTAATTGATACGCGCGAAGGCGGCGATGCCCGGCGATAAGCTCGTAGGTCTTGTTTCCGTTTTCGTCGTCTTGGCCGGGCTTAACGGTGAGCGGATTCAAAAGGCCGTTGTTTTTAATCGATTCGGCAAGCTCGGCGATTCCATTCGCGTCGTAGTCTTTACGGACGTTCCCGGTCTCGCGGATTTGCGACAATGGGATTTTTAAGTGCGTTGCGTTTGTGTTTGGCAATTTCATTTTGTGGCCTCCTGGGTGGGCGCAAAATCAAAAATTTCTTTGCCGTCTTCGTTGCCTGTCATAACGAAAACACCTTTTCCATTCGGTATGCCGAATAATCCGTATGCTGCCCAATTGCATCCTGATGAATCGTCTTTTTTGGGGCTGCCTTTACCCGTGTATCGTCCAATACATTCTTGATAAGCGCAATTTGGCGATTTTGCTCCTGCGGCCTTGAAATCGGCAATAGAAGCAACGTGTCCGCACATCGGACACTGGAATTTCCAGTTCATATAATCTTTTCCAAAGCGTTTTTCCGCTTCCGCTTGCCATGCTTCCACACTCGGATAGATAGTTGTCTTTTCCGTATCTACCGAACAAGAGCGGGTTTTGTCAATCTTGATAGTTTTCATCATTTTTCTTCCCCCTAGCCTTCGATTTTTGTGGCGGCGTTGACGAAGGGCATTAAACGCTCCGCCAAGTCCGCGCGGATGTGATAATCCGGATTGTTCATAAGACGCTTTAAGCTGTTCATTTTTGGAACCGGCTCCTTTAACAGGAAGTCGCCAAAAGTGTCTTGGTAGCGGGGCCATATTCCGTCCGGATCGCTGGCCGCGTTGTAAGAATTGCAAACGACAGAAACGTCCGCGTCAAGGCAGCAGTCTTGAAGCTTTTGAATGTAGTTTGATGTCGCCGCAAAATCCAACGGCGAACATTTACCGACGACGATGACTTTTTCGGCTGCAAAGACGGCGTTGCGTGTTTGCGCGTTCCAAGTTCCCGGCGGGTCGATTAAGATGTAATCGTAGCGAGCGGCGAAGCCCTGTTTTTTGAGCTGGGTCTTTAATTGCATATCCGTGATGTTGGCCAGCATATCCAAGTCAAGGTCGCTTGGCAGAATGTCAAGCTTTCCGCCGTTTTCGCCGGATTTGAGCGAGTAGGGCAAAACCGGGCGGCCCGTCAAAAGGACTTTTGAATTTTGTTCTTGTAGAACCTTGCCAACAACTTCGCTCAATGAGCAGTTGGGGTCAAGGTCAATCAATAAGACTTTTTTTCCGCGCTGGTAAAGCCAAAGCGCGAGGAATATGTTCAAGGTGGTTTTTCCTGTTCCGCCTTTTCCGTTCGTGATTGTGATTGTCATGAAAAGCTCCTTAATTCGTTTGGTTTGTTTGTGATTGTTTTTTTCCGCGTTCTATGTCATGGGCCGCTCCTTGCCGGTCTTTGGCGGCGGCTCTATGATTTCGCAAACAAAGTTGTCGCACAGTATTTGCGTTTGGAGCACTTTAATTTGTTCCAGCGTCAAGCCGTGGATTTGGACTTCCGCCGCCGCCGTGGCGATTTTTAAAATCTTTTTTGTGTTACGCTTTTTTGCATTGAGCGATTCCAAAAAAGAAAGCGCCACGACGGAATGGCCTTTGAATCGGAACGGCTGGCCCTTGGCCTTCTTGAATCGACGATAAAAGTTCGCCGAAAATTCATTCTCTATTGCAGCTTGAAAAAGCGACTTGTAGAGAATGTTGTCAACAAAAACGGCTTTTGAGCGGGCCATTTGTCCTCCAAGCCCCGCCCGGTTTTACTTCCTATAACGCATAGGAAGTCGCCCCCGGCGGGATTTTTTTGATCTAGTTTTGGGGCTGGGGCATTGGATAATTCACTTGCTCCAGCAGAAGACGCCGCAAGAGGCGGCTCAAGCTCGCGTCGGGCAAGGCCTTTTTTACAAACGCATATTCTTGCTGCGTAAGGTTGACCGTGACCGGGCGGTTGATTCTTTCCTCATTCTGTTTCATATAATTATTTTAATTATATAAATTCGATTTTGTCAAGCGGTTTTTTAAATTTTTTGAAAAAAGTTTAAATCGCGGCGTCAAATTTAAAAAAATAAAAAAAAATTTTGGCGCAGGTTTAATTTTTTTGAAAAACCGCGTTTTTCGGCTTTTTTTCGCATTCTGTTTGTTACAGAATTGTTTAATTCTTTATATGATATAAAATTAAATAAAATAAAACAATGTAACATGTAACATAAAAACCTAGTTTTTGGCATTGACACACCCAAAAAAAATTTTTTTTGGGCTAAATTTGGGCTAAAAATATTTTTTTATGGGTGAAATAAATGGGAAAATCGGCTTTTCTGTGTTACAAGATTTGCGGAGTGTTACGCTTTTTAGGTTCTGGGCGGCCCCCTACGGGGTATGCAATTATTCGGCGGCGGGCGCGCCGAGTAAATCGCGTGCAAAGTTTAAACAAAGGTATAAAAAAAAGTCATAGTCAATTAAAAGTTTAAATTGTATTCTTGTAAGTTATGGAAGTGACGGCTTCGGAGTTCGCCAGGATGTGCGGCGTGTCGCCGATGGCGATTTCAAAAAAAATAAAAAACGGAACGCTCATAAAAAACAGCGGCAAAAAGCTTGACACCGACAATCCAGTCAATCGCCGTTACCTGGAGCGCAAACAGGCCAAGCTCAAGGCCCGGCTGGAAATGCAAAGCATTGAAGCTGCGGCCCAAGGCGCGACTTTGGACGCTTCAGCTGCGGAATTGCCGCCGGAAGAAACTTTTGGCGGCCAGGAAGGTAGCGCGGAAACGAAATTTTTTTTAAATCCTTCGTCGGCTGCATCTACCAACGAAAAAAAAACCGGCCTTGACTTTGGCATGGACGCGGACGGGACCATTGCCGACGCGGGCAGAAAGTCCGGGGCGGAATTGCGGGCCGCCGTCAAGTCCAGCGAACACAAGCCGCGCCTTGTAATGAACATGACAATCGCGGAGCTTTTGCGAACGTTCGGAACGATGGACAATATTGAGCAGTTTTCAAAAATACAGCGCGATTTGAGCGTGGCCGACGAACGGGAACAAAGGACGCAAGAGCGGCGCATGATTCAGATTCCAAAGGATTTTGTCGTTCAAAGATTTTTTGGCTACGTTGACAGCTTAATGAATCAGTTGCTAGACGTGCCGGAAGCTGTTTGCGATCAAGTTATTGCGACAAGCCTTGCGGGCGGGAACGATTGCAGAACATCAGTCATGCGGATTTTGTCGGACAATTTGACAAAGTGCATAAGCGGAGCCAAAACGCATATCATCGGCGAGCTAAACGCCTTGCGCGGCAAATACGACAAACAAGAGCAAGTCGCGGAATCATTGCAGGCGCAGCTTGCGGAATTGCAGGAACGATAATTTGCAGGCAGCAATTAAAAACTCTGACATTGATTTTCTAGTCGAAAAATTTTCGCGGTTGACTGACAAGCGCGAGTATGAATTGCCATCGGAATACATTCAGAAAGTCCGCTACATCGACAAGTCGCTTTCGCCGTTTCCGGGAAAATTCAGTTATGAAAAATTTCCGTATTTTGTGGAAATCGTAAACAGGCTTTCACCGGCCGACCCGATTAAATACATTTTCGTTATGAAGGGCAACCAGTGCGGCTATACTACCGGCGTATTGGAGCCAGGCATGATGTATTACATCGGAAGCCAGCCGGAAGAGCAGGCGCTTTACTTGCCGGACGGAACGATGGCCACCGATTACGCGCAGACAAAATTGGAAAGCTGCCTTGACAATTGCGGCTTGCGTCCGCTTATCGGAAGCCAAACAAAAAAAGCGCGCGGGGCCAAAGACACGGGCGACACAAAACTACACAAGCAATATCCGGGCGGTTCGCTCCGAGTTTACGGCGGCGGAAGCGGCAACCGCTTTAGAAACTTTTCCTACAAGGTTATTTTCGCGGACGAAGCCGACGCGCTCTTGACAAAAATAAAAGGCGAGGGCGACGTGTTCACTTTGCTGCGGTCAAGGCAAGACGCATACGCCAACCATTCAAAGCTTGTCATCGGCTCAACGCCAAAAGAGGAAAGCACGTCTTTAATCAATCGCTTGTTTTTGCAGGGCACGCAAAAATATTTTTATGTGCCTTGCAAACATTGCGGCGGGATGCAGCGGCTTGAATGGGCCGTATGGGACGAGCACGACAAGGGCAAGCAGATTGGCGGCATCGTTTGGAAAAACGACGCGGACTTTAGGCCGATGCTTGAAACAGTCGGCTACAAGTGCCGCTTTTGCGGCCAAGTAATGAAAAACTACGACAAGGCCGACATCATAAGCAAAGGCGAGTGGCGGGCAACTTGCGACAAGCCCGCGCGGCCCGACGCGGAGAGCTATCATATCACGGCGCTTTACAATCCGCCTGGAATGTTCAGCTGGGAAGACTATGTATTGGAATGGGCGGAATGTTGGGATTTTAAAAACAATCGCGTCAAAGACTTGGAAAAATACCGAGCCTTCCGCAACTTGAAGCAGGGGCTGCCGTTCATTGAGCAGCACGAAACAGTCAAATACGAGCGGGCCTTGCGTTACAGGCGTTTTGGATTCGCGCGCGGGATTGTTCCAAACAGAATGGCGGAGCGCGATTGCGGCGGCCCTGTCCTTATGCTAGCGGCCAGCGTTGACGTTCAAAAAAACGGCCTTTACTTGGATATTGTCGGCTACACGGAAGGCGGCCGCAACTGGTCGATTGACTTTAAATGGCTTGAAGGCTCAACGGAACAATTCGGCGGGCCTTGGGACGCTTTGGCCGAGATAATAACCAACGGCGTATTTATGAGCGACGACGGAAAAAAAATGTATCGCATAATGATTACGCTTGTCGATAGCGGCCATTACACAAGCTGGGTCTATGCTTTTTGCGCTCGCTTTAGCGCCGGCGTTTACGCTTGCAAAGGCCAAGACTGGATTAAGGACGGCGCGACTTACCAACTTTTCGCTCCGGCGACTTTAAAGCAGATTGGACTTCCGCTCGCGTATCATATCAACACCGGCGCGATGAAAGATAGAATTGCGAACGAAATGAACCGCTTGATGTGGAACGACGGCCAGCTGCAGCCGCCGTGGTATCCGAATTTTCCCGAAGACTTCGGCGACGATTACTTCAAAATGTATGAGGCGGAAGAAAAGGTTGAAGTCGTTGACAAGTGGACGGGCCGCTACTTGAAGACGATTTGGAAAGCGAAATTCGGAGCGGCCAACCACGCCTTTGACACGCGCGTTTACAACAAAGCGGCGCTTGAAATTTTCGCGGACGATATTTGCAGGCACGAGCTGGGCTTGCGTTGGCTTGACTGGCGCGCCTTTTGGAATTACGCGGCGATGACGCAAGCGTTCTATCGGGCCACGGAGTGACTACTTACGTAAGTAGTTGGCGTGATTATTTTTTCAAAGGCTGGGTTTGGATTGGCCCCCGATTTGTGTTGGTGTG